GTTACTGCGATGTACATGAGCACTCGTATTGACTTTAAGGCTCTGACCACAAACTCAAGCTCTGCCCTTGATGCTACTAAGTACAGCTACGCTGTTACAATTGAATGTGGAGCCTAAGTTTAGGTTTCACATCTTTAAACTACACTGGGGGAGGCGGTCATCGCCTCCCTTTTTATTACAAGGTGAAACAGAATGGTAGATCGTTTAGAAGAAAATTTAGGTAAATATCCGTACATAACACTCGCACAAGTAAAAGACTACTTGAGCATTTCTTCAGACACACAAGATGCTCGCTTGTCTAATATTATTTCTTATGCTACTGGAGTAGTTGAGCACTATATTGGTCAAGAGATTCTTGCGAATGACTATGTTGAAGTTTTTGACGGAGGTAAAACTTCTGTTATGGTGTCTAGATTGCCACTTTCTAACGTTTTTCAGGTTTCAGAGTTTAATGGGACTGAAGATGTAATTTTAGCTGATCCAACCACGATTGGAAGACCTGTCACAACTCATGATACAGAGTCACTTACTTTAACTTTTCAAAACAATGCTCATTTAAACTCAAGAATTAAAAAGTTTGGTAAAACATCTCTTGAGACTGGAATTTCAGATTATGTGTTAGGCTCTACGGTTCCAGAAAACTTAGAATTTGAAGAGGGTGATTTTACCATCGAAATGTTTATTCGTGTTGATGAGCCTACTTTACAAGATAATGTGTTATTTGCAATTAACACAGACTCTTCAAATTTCATACAATTTAGGCTTGCAAATCAGCATGGTCTAGCTTTTGAAGCTAATATTTCAGGAAGTGCGACAACTATACAAGGTGCTAACACATCAATTGAGAGTCAGCAGTTTGCAAAACGTCGATTCGCACATGTTGCTGTATCTCGCGATTTGACAGAGGAAAAATTATTCTTACACTATAATGGTAACACAATAGCTGATGCATCTTTTGCAGTTGAGAATTTAACTTTTACCTCAAACGTAGAAATAGCAACCACATTTAAAGGTTATGTAGATGAAGTTAGAGTTTCCAACAAGGCTAGATATTCTGGGGATTTTACTCCTCCCACAAAACGTTTTAGACCTGATGGTGAGACTGTTTTTTTAGTTCACTTTGATGGGTCTAATGATGATACTGAAGCTAATGATGTACACAATGAAACAAATGAATACAACTTTTCTCGTGATATGGGTGAGGTAACTCGCGATACAGGTGCTGTTGGAGTAAGAGGTACTTACCCAACTATTCGTAATAGCTATCCGGCACTGACCTTATCAGGACCTCCAGGATTCTCCCCTTTCCCCTCAGGTGTAAGAGTGGAGTATCGTGCTGGATATGAGTCAGGTGAGATTCCACAGGATATTCAACTGGCTACTCTTGATATGATTAAACTTATCTTTAAACAAGATCAAGAAAAGAAAGGCTTCTCATTTGAAGGTGAGCGCGGGGATAATTATCCTCTTGCTGGGAACTTCCCTCCTCATATTCGCCGTATTTTAGATTTGTATAGGATTATTTCATAGTGACTGATAGTTTTATTGCTTTTAAAACAAAAACAAGCGATCCAGAAGTATTAAAGGCTTATCAAAAAATACTTAAAGATCCAAGAAATTCTTCACCCAGAGCTAAACAGGTACAAGATGCTATTGAAATGGCTTTTGGTAAAATATTTGGAGGAAAACCAAGACTCGGCTCTGAAAGACTAAAACCAGATTTGATGTTAAGTGATAATTCTTTTACAAAGGCAGTTTCAAGTGTACTAGGGTCAAAAGTAGAAGAGTCTGAACTTAAATTTAAAAGAGGACAGTCAAAAAAACCTAAGCCTACTGAGATAGGTAAAATCAAACTTACTGACGAAATTAAACAGTCTGCGTTAGGACAAGTTTCTGCAAAAGATTTAGATGATAAATCAATTGCTGCTTTGAATGTAAATAGAGGAAAAGAGCTTTTAGAAGCTATTAAAAAAACAAGTGACGGCCCTGAGTTTTACAATAAATCTAAATTTTTGCAAATATCCAAAATGGTTGATGGTAAAGTTGAAACTCTAAATATAATTACTCCCGCTAGTTTATTTAAAGTTCCACCTTTTATTGCTAGATACTCAAGAACAGAAGATTCTATAACACTTTCTTTGAGTGATGCTTTTGAGAGAGATTTGATCAATGAGATTAAGCAAGTAACGGATATCACTGCAGATAAAGGAATTGAAAATTTAACTAAACTTTTTAAAGATTTTACTAAAACTAGAACCTCACTAAAAACAGCACAAGGCGTGAAAGAATTTGCCGTTACAGTTCCCACTGGCGGAAGTATACCAATGGGTAGAGCTAGAATAAGAAGAACTAAGCAAGCAAAAACTAACAGAAAAGAAATCGGTAGATTTATTTCAAAAGAGCAATTATCAGTTTTAGTTAGACAAAGAGTTACAAATAAGATGCCTAAAGGACCCAGAAGAGGACCACCCCTATCTGATCAAGTTTTAACATTCAGAACTGGGAGATTCGCAAAAAGTGTTAACGTTGTGTCTCTTAACTACAAATCATCTATTATAAGATATTTTTACGACCCTATTTACAGAGTGCACGAGGAAACAACAAGAGATCCTCGTGAGTTAATAGAAACATCTATTAGAGAAGTTGTTCAAAGAAAATTCGCAAGACAATTTGCGATAACGAGAATTTAATGCCTTCTAGAAGAAAAGAAATTGTAGAATTTATAGTTACTCAACTAAAAGAAATCGATGGACAAACATCTGGTTTTAATTCGTCGTATACTTATATTAATAATTTATTTAATAATGTTTTTCGCAAATTAAAGTTCTTAGATGAAGTTAATGACTTTCCCTCGATCTATGTTAGCGCTGGAACCGAAATTAGAGATTTTAATTCTAAAAGTTTGACGGTAGCTACGTTAGACGTTACCATAAGAGCATACGTATTTGGAGAAGATAATTCTCAAAACCTCTCTGATGATCTTGTTCAAGATATAGAACATGTCATCTATTCATTAGGGGATAATCCTGATAAAGGGATATTAGATATAACAATAGATAATATTTCTACTGATGAAGGATTAGCCACTCCCTACGGCATTGCAGAGGTAGAACTAACAATTGTCTATAGAATAGACGGATAAGGAGAAAAGGGATGGCATCTCTTAATTTACAAAGAAATTCAGAGGTTTTCTTGTCTACTGTTGACTTAATCAACGGTGCAGCTATGACAGATATGAAGCCTAATAATACTTGGAAACTTGAAGTGTTAGCAGGTTTTGCTGTAACATCATCAGCTGCTACGCAGGATATTACAAACCTCGAAACAGGAACAACGCCTGATCGTTCACAGCAGCGTTTTAATACAGCTATTAACCCAGTTGATTGGAACTTCCAAGTTTACTTACGTCCTACAGGTGTAGAAACTGGAGCATCTGAAAATACTACAACTGCTGCCACGAATCAAACAGGTAACGTAAAACCTGTAGCTGATTGGTTTATGTGGCAGTCAATGGTCTCAAATACCAAACCTGCTACTGGTGTTGGCACTGCAGCTAGGGACCAGTCTGTATGGGTAACCGGGGGCAAACTTCAGACAACAACAGTTGCAAAAGGCGTAGGTAGCCATGCTACACGATCAAACTTTGCAACAGCGTCAGAGAACCACTTGTACTTCAAGCTTGATAACGTTATTTACCAAGTATCTAACGCAACTATTAACCAAGCTACAGTTGACGCAGGTATCGAAGAAATTGCAACCACAACTTGGACTGGTTTTGGTACCACTCTTAAAGAACTTACAGGTACTCCACGTAATAACGCTATTTCAGTGTTTGGCGGTATTCTCAATGATGGTTCTACTGTAACAGCTAATTCAACAACAGAAAATGCTACTGCAATAACTGGTGGTGCATATCATTCATATGCTCAAATGAATGTTGCAGGATCAGTAGCAACAAACTCATTCATTAAAAATCGTTTGAGTGCTATTGAATTTCATCATAAGCCGAGCGCTGGTGGATCAGATGTTAAGTACACATTCCCAGTTACAGCACTGAGCTTTGACTATAACAACAATATTACCTACTTAACACCTGAAGAACTCGCTAACCTTAACGAGCCGATTGGTCAGTTTACTGGTACACGTGCTGTGACAGGTTCAGCTACTATGTATT